CCCGGAACAGAGACGCCAATCTCTTTCGCCCGCAGTAATGCGGCTTCAAGCTGTTTGCTGGCCGCAGCATCCTGTAACTTAGCTGCGGTCAGTTGAACCGGAATGGTCGCAAGGTACTGAATGTCTGCATAGATTTTTATTCCCCGTGATACCGCTGTTCCCACAGCACCAAGCGCCGCTAACACCACGCCCGTTCTAAGTGCACCCTGTACAATATCCGGGTTCTTCTCAATGAAACGCGATGCTGTATTGGCTAGGGCGGCAGCCTTTTCCAATAGCGGCAAGGCTTCCTGAGCAAGCACAGCTCCGAAGCGTTGACCCGATTTATTCAGGTCGTCCTGCGCGCGTTTCCATGCAATAGTTACGGCAGTCGATTCTTTTGCCTCGTTGACATATTTATTTGCAAATCCCAATATCCCACCGACCAGAGCTGCACCTGTGGCAATACTCAAGCGCGATATGCCGTCAAGCTGGCTACCCAGAGTTTTTATGAATGAGAGTTGTGCCTTCTGTGCACCATCAACAATTGCGCTAGCTGTCGCACTCAATACACGCGCTTCTGCTTTCAATCCGGCAATGGTGTCTTTGGTCTGCTCTTCTGCCGCCTTTAGCTGTCGAACGACTTTTTCAAGTTCGCGCGTCAGGTTTTCATCAGACAGAGAATCGTCCAGCTTTTCAATGGTCTGGGTAAGCGCCTTTGTTCCCTGCTCTGTTGCAGAGAGGGATGCTTTATCAAGTAAATACCTTAGAACAATATCTTCATTCATTTGAGTTAGGATTATTCTTTTTTAGTTGTGCTTTTATTTTTGCATACAGTGATTCCATCGTCATCAGACCTGTCAATATCCGCCCGTAACCGGCTTGTAATTCAGGGATCAACTGTGAAGGTAAATACCTTTTGTCTGTAGCTGCCCATATTGTCCACAACTCATAGATGAAATCCATTTCATCAGGTGTAAAGGGCAGATGTTCCGGCTCTGGCAAAGTATCGTCCGATGCACCCTCACGTCTCGCCAATTGCATCAAGCGTACATATAAGTCAGCGCCGGCTATTGTTTTTTTTCGGTCGTCTCCTCTTGTGTTTCTGTCCCCTGTTTAGGAAACCAGTCCGGATTCAATTCGGCGGCAGTCACCAGCCATCGATCCAGATCATCCTGCTCGATCTTGAAGCATTCATCCTCGGTGAACAGCTTGCCAGTTGTACAGGCTTTCAAGGATGGGTAGGTCGCCTTTTTGAAATTGCGCCGAATGGTCACTGCCAGGCTTTCCCCTTCCTGGTATTCGCCATTGCCGTTCAATTGCGCTATAGCTTCCTCCATGAGAGTGAAGCGTTCGAGCTGCATTTCAAAGGTCTTCTTGAAGACTGTCAGCTTTCGACCGGCGACGGTGATCTGTTTGTTAGTTACCTTAAACTCTTTTTCTTCAGCCATGTCTTATGCAATCATATGCGGGACCATGATCTTGACGCCATCGGCGGGCGCGGAGGTGAAATCAATGTTGGCTGTGGTCTTGGAAATACCTGAAACGACTTCGGTCACAACGCCTGCGGTCGCGCTATAGACTTTGTAGGCGTTGTCTGTGGGCAATTCCCCAGCCTTGAATTCAAATACATCTTCAACACCATCGGCAATCCATGTCGTGATGCGTGGCTTATATAATGAAAAGCCATCGATCACACCGGCAGATAATGTGCCGTCCGTATCCATCGAAAGGGCAAATCCCCAAAGATGAGCGGTGACTGCGTTGGGTGCAAGTGCGTAACGGGTTTCGTAATTGTTATCTCCGTAAGGACCGGGGCGGGGGATCATCGAAGTGGATTGGATGAACTGGAAGTGCCAGCCCTGAACGCCGGTTGTGCGCTTTGCAGCCTGGTAGACAAGCAATCCGACGTTTGGCTCGTTACCCTGTTGGTCGCTCAGGAATGGCATCAGCTCCATACCTGAAACCGTTGACTTCAAGACGTTGCCCAAAACGGAGGCCAGGTTGAGATCATTGCCATCCACAACAATCGTGCCGGCTGCGGCGTCCAAGGAGGGAAATTGCTGCACGAGCTCGACCCGATCACCGTTGAAGTGAGGGATACGACGCGGCTCAGGATAAGTCAATTCGAATGAACGGATGCCGTAGATCTCAAGCCCGGTGTATGGGTCGGTGGTCGGCTGCAAGACATCGTATAGATCAAGCTCATACGTTCCCAAAGGCAAGCCATATTGGTCAAGTTCATAGACAATGCCCTTGCGTGTTCCAAATCCAACAAAAGGTTCGTAGCTCATAATATTGCTCCTTTAATTTTCTGCGATATCCACAATGAGAGTCTGGGAGATATACGCAGGTAAGCTTTCGGTTTCGTTTTCCACATAACGATCATAGATATATCCAATCGGTGTGCCGGCTCGTATGGACCGAATACCGAAATTCAGCGCACCACTTTGACTGGCAAAGCTCTTGTTTACAAGCCAATCTAGAACGGTCTGGCGTGTCGTCGCCAGTTCGGCTTCACTCGTTCCCCAGTTCTGGAAACGTACCACCAGCATGAAGGGGATGGACCAGGCACGCTTTGCAACGGATTGGATTGAGCCGATAACGAAATCATCGCTGCTTTGGATAATGATGTACGGAGCGTTGGCGTTTGGGCCGTCAAGGATGCTCCAATCATTGATCGTTACATCACCTGTACTGAAGGTGGGTGTGATGCGCAGGAATTCACGTTGCAAATCAGCTTGCAGAGTAGCCTCACTCACGGCGCACTTTTTTCCATAAGTTGAACCCAGCGGACTGCCAGCCTTTCAAGCAACTTATTGATCTCTGGTCGCAGCCGTTCAAGCGCGCGCTTGGGGAAGGGATTAGGGCTTGTGCCCGGGTGGTCAACATAGCCTTTGTTGATCCATAGCTTCCCGTTTGAAACATGGCTCTTGAAATTGGTGTTCTTGGGAACAATAACGAACATACCAAGCTTCGTTGAAAAGAATGAAAGTGCCTTCTTGCTGCGAGCGGCGATCCTGTGCGGCTTGGTTCCTAGGATGATCCAATGACCAATCGGCTTTGCACTCAGCCCATAAAAACCCGCAGCGTCATCTTCGGTAAATACCTGAGACGTAATGGATGCTGCAAAACGACCCGACTTATTCGGCGCTTCACCACGCGCAACCTGGACATACTTTTCACCAAGCGCGCCAACCAATGGCCTTGCGTCTGTGATCCACTGCTTGCCTGCGTCAGCCAGGTTCCTTGAAAAGTTTTTAAGGAAAAGAGGAACGGTAACATCCAGAGTGATCATCTCTTGTTCCAGTTCTCAAACCAGTTTCCAAAGGCATTGCGTTGGAAGATCGGAAATGTCTCCTTGCCAGCAGCATCAAAGCCACGTGTCAGGATCTCGATACCGGATGGTTTATCACGTACAGCTCCCAAGTTTTCAAAGCCGTCGGCATGCTGAGTAATGAAGGCTTCGATATCATCCATGATGATTTTGAAGCGACTTTGATTTGGCGTTTTGGTTGTTGGCCCGAAGCGACCGCTTCCGTTGATACCTTCGGCGATCGCTGCAACTTCCTGTTCTATGAAAACGGTGATTGCGCTTTTTACGTCGGATTGAGTAATGGGGATTTTGAAACCATTGCTTGCTAATAGTGCGTTGACCAAGGAGCTGATTTGATTAATAAAGGCTTCCACGTCCGCAAGTTTTGGGCGCGTGTTGGTATCGAAGGTTGCGGAGTTGTTGGCATAGCGCGGCACATAAGATGCCACACCTGCTGCACTTCCGTAGGAATTCGCACCAACAGTCATAGACTATCCATCTACCAGAAACCAAACATCTGCGGTATCGTCATCGTTTGCCGCTTCGAGCTTGACATTGATAATGTCGTATACCGGCACACCAACCGCATATAGGTCTGCAATATCGCCGCCTTGACCATCAACCGCCTGGGGGCGAACGTGATACCAACCTTCTCCTCCTAAACTGGAAATGGATAAGATTTCCAGTTCAGGCGCGCTTGTCCCCTTGGTTTTGATGCTCACATCCATAGAAGTGGATAGGTAGGAAAAGTTTGGGCGGACCGCAATAGCGACAATGACGCCGCTGATAACGACGCTGCTGTCCTGATTGGACGTGGCGGATCCGTCCCCGCCGGTCGCGATGCCTGTATTGATGGGTCCGACAAGCTGAATCATTATTCTTCTCCGCTTCCTTCACTCAAAGCACCAAGGAGTTCAGCTTTCTTCATAGACTCGAAACCCTCGATACCCTTTTCTTCTGCAAGTTTTTTCAATTCTGCAACAGTGAGCTTGGCGAGCGGCTTTTCTTCAACTTCAACGACTTCTGGTTCACCTTCACCAATCAGCCGTATGTCCAGCAAGGCATGAGCCTGAGCTTCTTTTTCGCTACCCAACGGCACAGGCCGCCATTCGTATTTCACATACTCATGTCCAGAAAAGGCCATCACTGGACCCATGAGATAATCTTGTTTTACGCGGGCTTCATATAATTCTTTTGGTCTCATATCTGCCTCATAAACTATAAAGGGCGGGCGGTCAGTCCCGCCCTTCGTAATCTAAATTGTTTACAACAAACTTTAGGTGTTACCCATGATGGCTGTTCGCCAATCGCCATACACATGGTTGTACCTGGCATAGAACTTGAACCAGTACATACCGCCATCTGGAGAGTTGGGATCAAACCAGGCGGATTGAAGACCGGGGGCTTCTCGCAAAACAACGATGATCGGCTTGATGGATAGATCGCCTGCGATCAAGGTCCAGGCAGTCGCATCGAACTGAGTGGACACGATATATCTCGTGTTCCCTGCAAACGGGTTGCCTTTGGTCGAATCATCCGATCCGCCGCGCACGGTTGTGATCTGCCATGCGGTCGTTTCCAACTCAGGGGGAACGACCAAAAGGTTATAGTTGTAATCACAGAACGTTCCCTGATCGGTCCTGAACTTCATCGCTGCCCCACGCGCGGCAGTGAAGTTAGCAAGGCTGAGCGAGGTCGCCAGTTTGTTATCCTGATTCGATGTGTAGTTCGCGCCCTTATCCACGTGCGCGTCATTGAAGAATGACAGACCATCATAGCCAGCGCCGAAATTGGTGGTAGCTTCTCCGTCGTTCAACGCCTTGAAGCACAGTTGCGCCAAATGCAGTTGGAAGTTCTCGCCTGCCTGACGGGCCTTAGCATCAAGTTGACCGGTCCGGTCATCCTTGACGGCGTTGTAAGAAATCCCCACGGGGATTTCCCAGTCCAGTGCTTCAACGTTCTTCAAAGCCTTTTCGATGAAGTCACCGAAACGCGGACCACCAACACTACGTTGGGGCATGGGAGCCGCGCCAAGGTCAACGATGTTTCCGGTCTTGCTGTCCATTTCGAATGTGGACGCAATCTGAGCATAAGGCGGGATCTGTGGGGTCGCTGTGGTCAGAAACCCTGTACGGGCTGCGACCACCAGATGAGTAGGTACGTTTCCTGAAATCATTGTTTCATCTCCTTATGCACCGGCGCAGATTTGCGGAGCGCTGAGTTGAACGTAAGCAAACCCATCTTTGACTAAGACAAGTTTGCCGATTTGCGGATTATCTGCCGCTGTTTCGGACAGTGTTCCGCTGTCGCTCATGTAGATGGTCTTGCCGATATCCGCATTGGTCAGTGCAGAATCCTTGAAGCCAACGATTGTTGGTCCAACCAACACTTCAACCGCCGTTGTTTCAGGATCAGCCGCGGCGACGATCTTTTCTTCGTTGGCAATTCCGGCAAACACATCGGTAGCCGCTACGGTGACAGCATCCACAAATGCAACTAGGTTTTCTGGGTCTCCCGAAGAGTTCAACAGAAGCGGCTGCCCTTTGTAGATATGTTGTGCGCCGGATGTATCGAGAACCCAGGCGCTAACAGCGTGCTTATCCCCCATGATTTGAATATAGGCATCTCTGGTCAGGTCGGCCATGTTATCCTTCCTTCTTTACAAATTCGGAAATGTTGAAATCATCCATCTTTCCGAGTTCAGGATTGGCTTCAAAGAACGAGCCGATATCCTTGCCAGAGCCAACCCATTTGCGGGCTAAAGCGCCAAGCTCTTTGGGCAACGTGGGCTTGTGGATAAATCCTTCGGCGTCGTAGCCGTGCTCTGCGAAATCAATCGCAGAATCCAGGCTCTTCTCCAGGATCTTCTCAACAGCGGCGGCCTGTTTTTCAGGCAAGGAAAGCAGCAGTGCCACGATCTCATTCGGTCGCACTGCCAAACCGAACGGCTTCTCTTTCGTGCCGCCGGCGATGCGAGCCGCAAACTCAACCGCTCGCATCTTGCGTTTTTCAGCCTTGATGGCATCCTGCGCCAATTGCGTCGCGCGCTGTCCCAGCTCTTCAATTGCCTCTGGAGTGTTCAATAACTCTTTGAGCGTTGGGCTGATTGGCTCAGGCTCAGGAGTGGCGGGAGGCTCTGTTCCTTCGGGAGGTTGACCCTGTGTCTTGCCTCCTCGCACTGCCTCCGCTATCTTGCCGGGCAAATCGGCAAGCATTTCGAGCAATGTCTTTTCCATATCAATCTCCTTCATAGATTGGGATAACTCAACAGGGCGCAATAGTATTTGCCCTGTTTCACTGCGGGTTGCTGGCCAATTGGTGAGCGACCCGCCTAAAATGACTTTGTTGTTGGGATCTGTAGATGGGGAGAAAAAGCGGCGGATGTTTCCCTTGATCAGGTCCATGCCGTCTTTCGTCCAGTTGACCAAAAAGCGGATGATGTTTCGGGCACTATCCAATTCGAGCCCGACAATCCATCCGGCGCCGCCGGCGTGATCATGCTTGTCTTTGTCAATCGGCAAACCGACGATTTCACCACCTTCAGTTGTCGTGCTCTGAATGATCTTCATGGTGTTATCGATATAGATTTGCAGTTCTTCCGGCTTGAATGTCACTTCATCGCCAGTCATGGATACGAATGTGCCAGCCGCGAGCCCATCGATCTTTTTCAGATCGTTTACCGATAACTCTGTGAAACTGAAGCCCCGTTTCATTTCGACATAATCCCGTTTGACTGCTTTCCAACTGGAGCGTTCATCGAAGGTAACTTTCCCTTCGGCGTCTGTAGAATAACCAACCTTAAATAACTGTTCGCCTTCCTCGACGATCACATAGTTATCAAAGACTTCGCGGATGTAACAAGGGGAGGGGTATTCAACCGGCTGATCGAAGGTCTGATAAAAAGTATCTCGGATCACGGATACTTTTTCATCCAGGCTTTCCCCTTGGAGATGGATCGCCATATCCGCATTTGCGTACAGGGCTTTCATGTATTTATCGGCGGCATCTTCGCTGTCATAACATTTCATAGAATCTCCAGCAGTGCCGTCCTCGTTTTTCTTGTGGACGCAATGTTGGCCATCCTTTGAAACAATCATGTAGGGCATAAACTCTCCGTGGTAACAAAAAGGTCAGATCACCCACGTGGGGCAATCCGACCAATAAAGATCGAGCGCATTATTCAATTGTTGAGATTTTAGCGTATATGTCTTTTCCTACGCTAGAGACACCTTTGGGACACTCTAAGGCGGGCCGCTATCCGGCATAATCTTAGGCAGTGTGATGTGTTGTAGCTTTTCTAAACGAACTACATCCACGCGCCAATCAGCCGCGCGTACCTCTGGCTTCTCAATCGTGATCTCGAATTTGCCAGGGGGCAGGCGATCAATGATGCGCGCCAATTCCTGAACACGTGCGGAGATGTCTTGGGGTTGTGGAGGGGGTTGATTTGTTTGAGTGCTCATCTATAAATTATCCTGCAGAGGCAGTTCGAATAACATGTGGTTTCTCCGATCGGGACCATTCTTCCAATAGAAATCCATCCGCGGCTGGCAAGCTCCACGCATCCCGGACGATCAGCATAATTATGGCAATGGGATTCTCCTATCGCAAGGATCCGTTTCGCTTCACCATAACCCATTACGATATGCTGCTCAAGTCGTATGTTCTGGTGCATGCCGTTTCCATATAAGCCATACAAGCCAGCTCTGTTCATCGCCATTCCATTTAGCGGCTGCACGCCACTTCGAAGCTGGAACATGAAATTATCAAGCCAATCGAATTGAGTAAGAACGAACAAATAAAAGAGATTGCGTTGGGTATCATCTTCGAAGACAAAGCCGCCGATGGATAATACCCAGATGGTGCGATAAAGTGCGGCCATTAGGTCACGCATTTCGGCGTGCCAGGCTGAAAGAAGAATAGTACCTGCAATCAACTGCTGGGTCTCTTTGCGCATGCGCCGTGATGCTTCGGTAGTGACCTTCTGAACGTTTGCCCGCAGCTGTTTCTCTGTGACTTTCAAGCCATTATCCGCGCGGCGGTAGGTCAGTGTATTCGGATCGTAAATGTATCCGGTCTTACGTCTGCCAGGCGTTGTTGTGGCATCAAGCAACTTCGGCGCCCCGGAATAACCATCCCACAGCTCACGCGCAAGCTGTGTTTGTTCAGGACTGTCCGATCTCAGAAGTATGGCGGTAGCCGCTCCGCCTGTGCTCATTGGAAATGCCATAGCTCAGTTTTCCGTCTCTATGTCTTTATGTCCTTCGATAACAAGAGATGCTTTTAGTTGCACAAGCGCTTCTTCTGCCGTAGCACCGAACTCAAACCACACATCGCCAGGTTCCCACATCGCATCTGGTGGATTTGTCACAAACGGCTCGTTTTTGGCAAGGGCAACATATTTCGACGTTCCTTTAAAAACGGCGTAATACATTATTCACCTGATGGTAACGCCGGCAAATCAATGACATCCGGCTTGTCTTCGACATCTGTGAATTCCACATCGATGATCTTGCCGTTTGGGCGCGATGGGCAATCATGCTCACGCCCTATTTCATACAGTTTGTGACACCAGGGACAGGTAGCCGCCGCAAACACCCTGAAGTTTATATGGCGCGGCTCGTCTCCTTCGGACTGCTTCACGGCCCATTCTGCTGGGTCATTCCGATAACTATCGAACTCAAACGGCGCACTGCTCGTTGCCGTGCTGAAAGTACCGCCGATTCGATCGATCTCAACCAAATCAGAAATGAAATTTCCCAAGCCCATAATCTTCAAAATATCGTCAAGCGCGTCATCAGGTATATTCATGATGTCTCACTTGAAACACAAAGCAATGCCGCTCGGCAAATGGCAAGCGGGATGGTTTCAGCTCGCGCTTCTCCTTCTACGTGTTCATCGCTGTCGCCTTTGGCAAGCCAGCAAGCATGACCGCGCCAATCACCTTGACTGAATACCCTCTCGATTACATAGGCGTCGAATTTCTTGAGCAATTCAAAGGCACATGCAATATCCGTACTTGGGAAATCGTTGACAGGCGGCTTTGGATGTTCGGATTTGTAAACGTGTTTCCATATCAAGGCATCCATCTTTCTGCCTGCTGGCATGTTCAATATGTCACCTGAACTGATACTCATACTTGTGCCTCCGTCTCGGGTTGCGGCTTTTCTTCGCGCGGCGGGTTGTCCAGGTTCCTCGTCTCTTCGATTTCATCCACATTTGTTGGACTGTTTTCGGGCAAGAAGCCGGATCGTTTGCGAATGGCTTTGTAATCTTCTTCGCTCAACGGCAATATCCCGTTCATGGTGGAAAGGAACGAACCCAGAATACCCAGATCAATGCTGTTCTCGACATGGGTGAATTTGACCTTGGGTCGCTTTGTAACGCCAGGGAAAGAATCCCTGTTCCATTTCCAGAGCCGTTTGCCAACCTGCTCATCATACTGTTGTGCAAAGCCATCCATCATGGCGTTGAATGTAAAGACGGCGAGCTGTGTACTGTCTACCTGTGAAGCCAATGCACCGGTATTGGTCAGTGTGTTTAGCGCAATAGTTTGCATCATATACACTGATAGAACAAGGATACTGTAATGCTTGATCGCTTCCAAGAGCGCTGGCGCCGCTTGAAAGCCAACGTCCAGAATTTCACCTGTCAAACCAAAAGGCCAAAAGCCGTAATTTCCTTCCTGTGCCGAAAGTAGGTTTTTGGCAGCTTCCGCGACATTTGCTTTGTCTTCTGGCGTGAGAGTACCGGTCTCAGTCTTGGTAACACTCAGATGACCGGCGGTGTGTTCATAGCCTATTCCCTGTACAACTTCCAAACCAAACTTGATGCGTTCCAATCTCCAGACGGCCTGCAGTGGTGTGTTACCTTCAGGGTTATTCGGATCGCCGAAGGTCATATGCAGAGCATGATCGAGCGGGAGGGTGACTACTGGGTTTGGGTAATCCTGCTGGACCATGCCCTTCAGTCGTTTCTTCTTGCTGAACTCCCAGCGCATGAATGAGCCAGGATCACGCGGAGATAAGCGGCGGATGCCAATCAAGCCGTCATCTTCTTCGGAGCGCCATTCATCCGGCTCCTCACCGTCTTTGACAGGCGGCTTCCAATTCTCAAGGCGTAAGGATGGCACAGCATCCCACCAAAACCAGCCATCGAATGGCACGCGCGAAACGACGGTTTCAACCAGGTCTCCAAAGCCGCCTTCCATATTCTCGAAGTCCGAGAGAATGAAATCCTGATACCGTTTATCATCATCAGACGGCTTTTCAGGAAGCTCTACGATGGGAGATATGTTGCGCGCCCAGGCAGTGAACGCGCGTACAACCATCACGATCTCAGGCATGGAAGTTCGGATGCGAGCGTAAAGCGGCGCAACTCCGGGCCAAAACAGCGATGCGTTATATGCTTCGTGAACAAAGCCGCTATACTGCTTCAGTCCAGATGTGCCAGCTTCGTTGAACAAGATCCGAACTTCGGGCTTTGCCTCATTCGAAGTTTCAGGATGTTTCCCGTTGGGTTTTGTTTTGACTGCCATTATGACCTCTAGTTCCACTTACCTGTTTCGAGATAGGGATATTCAATAAGATATTCGACAAGGAAAAGCGGATAATTCGGATCCCGCCAAATGACTGCTCCGCGTTCATCCACCAGCGCAATGAGACGCCCGAAATAAAATACGGCTATTGAGTAGGGGATAACCTGTACCTGCGTATTGAGCTTCAACCGGTGCATTGCATCATTCCCATTTCTTCTTGAACTCTTTGACGTGTCCCAGTTCCTTCGAGCCTTCCCAGTCCAGTTTCTCAGCCGATGAAGACCACAGGGCAATCGCTACGGCATCGCCGCAATCAGGGGAACGTCCCAGCCGCTTGATAATTTCTTCCTTACTCTCGATATAAATTCTGCCTGTGCGTACTTCCCATTTTGGCGAACACAGATCGCCTAATAATTCCTTATCTGGTGGTAGTGCAAGAGTGGCTCCGTAATCAGGATCAAGGGCTTCACGTAATTTCCAATAGGCTTCGGCTCGAAGGTTGGCGAACTTGAACTTCTTGCTTTTGTCATATTTATCTGAACCGGCTCCGAAGTTCACGCCGATCACCGTTCTTTTTCCATCGTTCATTGCGTCGTATGCAGCCGCGCCTACGCCAATCACGTCCACACCGATCTTCGGTGTTTGTTTGTATGGTATGGCTTGCTCTGCCAGCAGTGAGACCGTTTTTCCGTCCGGTGTAGCTGCCCCCGGATACTTTATCAGTTCATCAAATCGGTCTGCGCGAAGCGGGGCTAACACAGTTTGATCATTCCCGCCGCGCGCCACATCTACCCCGATGGCTGTTATCTGCGCGCCTGGCTCGCTGTTATTCCATCGCTCTTGAGCCGCGCGTACCCATGCGGCGGGTATGACCTGGAACGGATCAACGATCTTATATGCGCCAAACTTGCCTTTGAGAAGTGTCCGTATCGGCTCGGGCATGGCGTCGATTGTCGAACCATAGCCGGTTGCTTCAAGTATCGGGTTGTCTGATAACTTCGCGTGAAAGAAGGTGCGGCTCTTTGGAGTGATGGTCTCACCGTCGTGTTCAAATGGTTGAGAGTCAGGGCGCTCAATTTCCTGCCCATCCACCATTGCAAACCATCGCAGCTCACCATCTTGGGCAGGGTGGGGATGGGTCTCATCCAGCCACGGTGCAAAGAAACGAGTAACCCATTCGCCGGTTTCATCCATCGGCGGATTGAACGTCATTAGCACACGGCACTTTTGACCTGGTATCGTTGTACGGTTCCAACCGATCACAAAACGGACTTGCGACTCCAGGAACTCAGTCGTCTCATCGAAGCCGTAAAAATCAAATGGGCGTCCTTGAAAATTCTTTTTATCATTCTCGTATTGCATTGCGGCAAGGCGAACCGTTCTATCGTCACTCAACTCCCAACGGTGAAGAGATTCGTTGTATCGGTCTTTTTGCCGACTTGTGGAACCGCTGTTATATATCTCTCGGCTTCGGGCTTCAATGCCTTCCAATAAAGGAAATATGCGGCGAAAGATGATTGAACGGCGGTGCTTTGTACCGGCAAAACCCAACATCAAATCCGTCTTGCCGCCTCCTGCAGCACCGCCATAGCCGATAACATCCGCTTCGCTTTCATAAGCCTTGACTTGCGGGCACGTGCAAGAAGCGTCTCTTGGGCATTCACTCTTGTGCTGAGGCTGCCATTGATAACGTTCAAATCGCCTGCCTCCGCCTTGATCGCGGTCTCGCTTTCGCAGTTCCAATTCGGCTGACGCGCGCAGTTGCAGATCAAGCATTGGCTATTACTTTCAACGGCTCTTCGCCATTGGCGATGCGCTCTAGCTGTTCATCAGTCAGCTTGCTCAAATCAAGGCTTAGGTTAACACCCTGCTTTTTGGAGCGCTCTCCTACTTCCGCGGCTATATCATCTAATAACCCACGAAGAGAATCAACTTCCCCTTTGTTGAATTCTATATACTCAATGCGCTCGTAATTGTCTTGACTGCCTATTCCTTTTACTTGGTCAAGCCAAAGCCGATCATCTTCCCCTTCGCCTAACAAATCGCCCAAAAGCCGTTCAGCCAATAACTGCAATTTCGCAACTCGATTTTCCCTCAACGCCAAACCAGCCTTGAGAGCGCTTGTGTCATCTTCGGATTTTATTTTTTCAAGGCTTACTTTTCGAGTATTCCGATACCAAGTTACCTGTGACCGCAATACCTTAAAAGGCGGCTTGAACTTTGCCGCGCGTTTATTGATCTCATCAGTCTCAAGGCCTTCTGAGATCCATTCTAGTAATACTTTCCTTTGGGCTTTTAGGAGCTTCATCGTTCAAGTCCGTTCAAGTTTTACTCATAAGAATCAATCACAAATAAGTCTCAATAGCTTGTACTGTTTGAGCGGCATTGAACGGATTCCCGATCATCCGCTCCCGCCATTCATCGATATCACAGCTACCCTGTGCCGCACGTCCCACCAATGCAGCGGCGTCCTGATCAGATAGGATGTCCAACGGATAAACGATCTGGTCTTTATATTCATTCCATCGCCTTGGATGTGTGATCGCTTCCTCCCGATTGCCGTATATCGGCAGCTCATCTTCCGCGATCATGATCGTTGGGACGCCACGTGCGACAGCCAGGTAGGCAAAAGTCCCACTGGAAATAACTAAATCCGTTTCGTCTATATCTCCATAATATCCGTCTGGCTTGCCTTGGATATATTTGACGTTGCGACTTTTAAGCAAGCCGTTCTGTTCAAGGCTGAGAATATGCCTTACGGTCAGTTCAATGCGTTCCGCTTCTGTGAACTTATACAACTTGCGGAAGGCTTCGGCATTGAGCATCTTATGCCGCTGAGATAAGAACCCGTTGGCATTAGGATGGATCGGAGCAAACAGGATTTTGCTTATCG